GGGCTTCAACATGGTCGTCGAGCCTCCATGCTACACATTCGAGCAGATCGAGTTCTGCCAGACGCATCCGGTGTACGTGGGCCCAGAGCCCAGTGATTACATCATGGTCCGCAACTGCAAAACCGCGCTGGCGAAGGATTCTGTGTCGCTTCACGGCTTCCAGAATGCATCACAGTACCTAGCGTGGTTGGACGCCGTTGGGCAAGGAGGGCTGTCCATGACTGGTGGCATCCCGGTGCTCCAGAACTTCTACCGTTCCTATGTGAACAGTGGGGCTCGGGGCAGTACGGGAGTACGCCACGCCCAGTCATGGGGAGTACGGAGGCTCCAGTTAGGCATGAAGCGTGAGTTCCAGGAGCCTACTCCTGAGTCTCGCGCTAGTTTCTACTGGGCCTTCGGCATCACCCCCGATGAACAGTTGGTTTTAGAGGAGTTCTACGATGGTATGGTCTTGGATTCGAAGTGGCGCGATGAGCTCGAATACCAAGCGCCTATGCCATTGTAGGGAGTAGTGGCCTAACCACAGTGGGTCCTGGGCGGTGAAAGGCCCAAAACGTTTCCCCAGGGTGTAAAGATTTACGTGCTATCCAGAATGCCGAACGACTGCACGGCGCCATCCCTTGAGGTTCCCCAGGATGAACAGTCTCCGCTTAGCTGACGGGGATCCACTACATCAGCTTTATTGTACATATTATTCATTATTTTTAGAAAACTAGAATGGCGCGAGGAAATTCTTTGGTCGTAAGGGAGACCATGCCGGTCGTGAGGGCGCAGACCGTGGCCAGGCGCGGTGCTCGTGCGCGCCGTGGCCAAGGTGGGCAGTTGGTCGCCAACCTGCCTGCAATGCAGGCGGGCGCAGGGAGATCCAAGGTGGACCCGGCGATTGTCCAGGCGGTGGCAGATGGGGCCGTGAAGTTGGCGAAGACTTGGTGGACTGCTTCTAGCAAGACTGAATCCAGTGTCAACGTCAACGCCACAGCTGCCCCGGCGTCTGTCGGCGTTTCCGTGCGCGGAAACACCAAGCTGCAGGGGACGATCCGCGTCGCACATCGTGAGTTGATCACGTCAATTGCACCTGCTGGTAGCACAAGGAGCTACCGGATCAACCCAGTCAATGCCCGGGCTTTCCCATACCTCTCGACACTGGCGTCAATGTATGACAAGTACACCGTACACCAGTTGCGGTTGGTGGTCGTTTCGTCGGCCCCGACCACGACTGGTGGCCGATGGTATGCCTGCTGGGACCCCGATTCCCAGGACAACCCCCCAACTTCCTCGTCAGAGTTCATGGCGATGCGCAACAGCATGTCGATGACCTCTTGGCAGTCGGGCTCCATGTCCATTCCCGGGTGTTCCGAGAAGTTCCTGTCCTATTATCCTGATACTTTGAAGGATCATGGCACAGTTTACTTCACGGACTCCGGTGCAGGTTCCACCATTTACGATCTATACTTGGAGTACAGTGTTTCTCTCTCTCAACCTAACGTCGTATCCCCCACGAACGTGCTTGCTGGCTTTGGGACTCAACTCTCCTCTGGAGCCTTTGGCTCCGCTCCCAATTGGGGGCCGGACTTCATCACGCAGTCGAACCCCCCGACCGCGCGGACGTTCCAGCTCCCGCCTGGGCGCTTTGAAGTTGAGTTCTTCGCTAGGGGTGTCGACCTCGCCGCTGCAGGTTGGACGGTCAATTCTCTGGGCACCAGTGGTGTCTCTTTGAGCCAGAACTACCTCAACAATGCGGCGGGGACGGAGCTGCACCACACGGTCATAGTGGACACTGGCCACGACGGTGCCAGTGTCACTGTGGGCGACACGTGGACGTCTTTGAACAATGACAAGACGACCCTCACGGTGTCTGCCATATCCCTAGCGTCCTATAATGCTATGGTGGCTGCGATGGCGTAATTTCCTTGTGTTTCATCTTCAATATTGAAAAATTCGAGCAATCGGACAGGAAACCGCACCTGTATAAACAATTCCTGGTCAGGAAGACAGCCAATTCATCGGTGGCACGCGACCAGGTGACCGGAAAAACATTCTAGTGCTTCTGTTCTTTCTCTTCTCTTCCCTCCCTGCTGGTGACAGGCGAACACACCCCCTACCCCCGTAGGGTTAACATACGGCACTCACGCGCGGCCATCTACCGTTAAAAGATAAACCTTCGCATATCAATTTCCGTCTTGTCTAAACTTGCGCTGACAGACGAGCTTGCAGCAAGCGTG